ACGGCGGACAATTACACACCGACTTATAACACGTCCATTGGCACGCAATATGCAACCGAGGCGGCAGGCACGGCTACCTATGCGCGGGCACAGACAATCAACGTGCTGGTGTACGGCAATGCGCGGATACAGGCCACCAATGCCAGCCCGACAAGCATCAGTATAACGCTAACGCTGTTCAAAAATGGAGCGGACACCGGTGTATTTCAAACGGTAGCAATCCCTGCCAGTGGTAGTGTCGACACTATTCTCGAGGTGCAGTCATTGGTGAGCTTATCGACCAGCAACACGCTTTCATTGCGGGTTACATTCACTGATTTCCCGGGCTTGACGGGTGTGTTCCAGATTGCATCTCAGTTAAAGGCGGGGTCTTCTGGTTTTTTAAAGGTGAATATGCTCTACGGTGATAATGTGGTGATGAATGGCCAGATACCGAAGGGGGTGAAACAGATCGACTTTCTAACCTCGCTGATAAAAATGTTCAACCTGTTTATATCGGAGGATAAGGATATCGACAAGCAGCTCAATATTGTGCCGCAAAAAGATTTTTATGATTTGGCGGGTAATTATGACGATTGGACGGGCAAATTAGACTATTTGCAGGTCGTGAAGGTAAAGCCACTTGGTGAGCTCAACTCCCGGAGTTATGAATTCAAGTATAAGGATGATGCCGACTATTACAATGAGTTGTATAAGAAAAAATATGGCGTTTCCTACGGATCTCGCACCTATGATACGGGTTTAGAGTTCGCCAATGACAAGGCCACCAATGAGGTGATCTTTTCACCCACGGTGATGGTATCGGTATCAGGTAATAATGTGATTGCACCCGCTATTTTCAAGGTGAATAATAACATCAAGGAAAAGATCGGTAGCAATATCCGGATATTATACGCCCAACCTTCGCCGGTAACCAATGCCATCAACTTAAAAAATGGTGCTACAACGGTGATCAGCGGGTATGGCACGTATGGATATGCGGGGCATCTCAATGACCCTGCGGCAGCAACCCTCGACCTAAATTGGGGCGCACCTAACGAGGTATTTTTCACCACGCCGGGCGGATATCCGACAAGGGGGTTATTCAATGAGTATTGGAGCGGATATATCGCGGAGATCACATTCAAGGATAGCAAGATACTAAAGGCTTTTTTCAATCTGACATCAATAGACATCCAGCAGCTTGATTTTTCAAAGCTGAAATGGATCGGCGGACAGTTATGGCGGCTTAACAAGGTGGTTGATTATAATACACTCGGCAAAGAGATGACCGAGTGCGAGTTAACGAACGTAATAAATCTGTAATGGCAAAAGAAACAGTAGGCTTAGAAATAAAGGTAACGGGCAATGCAACCCAATCGGTAAAGTCGTTCCGAGATGAGATCCTTGCGGCTAAAAAAGATATGGACGATGCCGTTAAGAAATTTGGCGAGCTAAGCCCGGAGGCGGTGGAGGCAGCTCAAAAGGTAAAGCTGCTGGGTGACCAGTTCACTCCACTCAGAAGCCAATTAAGAGAGGCTAATAATAATCTGCAGCTAATTGTTGAGAAGTTTGGCGTAGGATCTAAAGAGGCAGCGGCAGCGGCTCGGCAGGTGGCTAATTTAAAGGATACCATTGGCGATGCCAAAGCATTAACGGATGCCTTTAACCCTGATCGGAAATTTGCCGCGCTGAGCGGTGTGATATCAGGTGTGGCAGGTGGATTTGCGGCATTGCAGGGTGCCATTGGGCTGACCGGAGCTAAAAGCGAGGAGCTGGAGGAGCAACTTCTAAAAGTTCAGTCTGCTTTAGCACTTAGCCAGGGTATCAACTCAGTATTGGAGATGAAGGATAGCTTCATTGTCTTGACAAATGTCATCAAGACAAGTGCAATAGGTGCTTTCACGGCACTTCGCACGGCTATCGGGTTGACGGGTATCGGTGCGCTACTGCTGGCGGTGGGTGTGCTGGCGGCCAATTTCGATAAGGTCAAGAAAGCGGTGCTTGATACGTTTCCCGCTTTGGGAAATATGCGCGGATTGCTTAACGAATTGATGCAGGTTATCAGAGGAGTTGGCAATGCAGCCATGAGCTTCTTGGTGGCACCATTTAAGGCCATTGGGCAGGCCATCAAGGGTGATTTTGCGGGCGCATTAGAGACCCTAAAAAGCGGGGTAAATGTTGCCGCAAATTATCATAAGGGTAAGCAGGACGAGATCACCCGGCAGGCCAATAACGCGCAGCAGGAACGACTGGCTGCGCTTATATCCTCGCAGGAGAGAGAGCTTGAGGTATTGAGGGCGCGGGGCAGGAGTACAATAGCACTCGAGCGGCAGATATTGAACGAAAAATTGCAGCTCTATAAGGATGATGCCGAGAAATATGCCGAGGTATTGCAGCAGAAGCGGGTATTCGAGGCGGGCGCGGCAAAGCAGGCCGAGGATGATGCAAGAAAGAGAAGGGAAAAGGCTGCGGCTGATGCAAAGAAAGAGGAGGAGATGGAGAAGCTCGAGCAGGCCAAACGAGATGCGCTTTTTAAGGCGGGTTATCTGGATAATGATATGAGCGAGCAGCTCGACCAGCAGCGCGACGAGCTTTTTCAAAAAGGATTGGATGATGCCGATAGAACTGTAAAGGCAACAATCACTACCCAGCAGCAGCGCACGGCGGCTGAGGAAGCAGGCAGCAAAACCCGGGCAGAGCTTGCCAGGATTGAAGCCGATGGCAAGATAGCACTGGCCGACACCATTGCAGCGGTCAGTAATGCGGCTGCTGATCTGGTGGGCAGGAATACAGCCGTCGGTAAGGGTCTGGCCATTGCCACCACTACCATTGACACGTACTTATCCGCTCAGAAAGCATACGCATCGCAGCTTATACCTGGTGATCCTTCATCCCCCATTCGTGCGGCACTCGCAGCAGGCGCAGCGGTCATCTCTGGCCTCGCCCGGGTAAAGGCGATACTGGCCGTAAAAGTACCACAGCAGGCATCGGGCGGCGCATCCACCCCATCTATCCAGGGCAATGCGGGCGCGCCAATGCCATCGTCTTTCACACAGGCGCAGTCAGTGCAGCTTGACAGCGGCTCCCTCAACCAGTTGGGCAACAGGGCAACAGTCCGGGCATACGTGGTGGACCGTGATATCCGCGATCAGGATACGCGCAACCGCAGGATCGAGCGGGCCAGTGTGCTCGGAGGGTAGTTGCCCTACCATGTCCATACTGCTATCTATCTGCATGAAGCCTTTGCCGATATACCAGATAGTGATGGATGACGAGATAGATAGTGACTTACAAATGGACTTTGTAAGCCTTGTTCCCAATCCTGCTATCAAAAAGAATTTCCTAAAGTTTAACGCCGAGCACTTCGCCATACAGGCCGACAGGCAGATCATATCTGGCCCGGCCATGCTTGCAGACGTGCCTATCTACCGGTCAAACGCTCAGTTCGGTGAGTACTACGTGGTATTCACACCCCCTACCATCATGTCGATGGTGCAGAAATTTTTCCGCAAAGGATACCAGAACAACATCAACCTCTTTCACGATCAGGCCCAGAGCGGCGGGGCAGTGGTGTTCGAGTCATTCATCAGCGATAAGAGCCGGGGCATCATGCCAATGAAGGGCTTTGAGGAGGCCAATGACGGCAGCTGGTTCGTATCCATGAAAGTATTTGACCCAGAGGTATGGGACCGCGTAAAGAATGGCGAGTTCTCAGGCATGAGCATCGAGGGTGTGTTCGATATGAAGCCGGAAAAGATGAGTGCCGACGAGGAACTGGTGGCTAAAATCAAGGATATCATAGGGCAAATTGCCCGATAATTTTTAAAAACTATTTAGTCGTATGGAATTGAAAGATGCAATTCAAAAAATTAAAGAACTACTCAGCGACAAAGAGCCTGAGGTGGTTGTGGAAAAAGTTGTTGAAGTGCCTGAACTGGTGGCTGAACAAGAGAGTGAGGAACCCGTAGAGGATAAGTTCGAGACCCTCAAAGCCTCATTGGTGGCTGATTTCACCGATAAGCTGGAAGCCTTAAAGAGTGATTTCAACACAAAACTTCTTGAGATCGAAGAAAAGAACAAAGCTGGCCATGCTAAAATAGCCGAGATCCTCAGCCAAGTTGCTGAGACCCCGGCAGAAGAGCCCAGCGAGAAGCCTAAAACCCTTCTTGCAGAGATAGCAGAGACCAGATCAGATCGTATTGCCAAGACAGCCGAGGCAGTTAAACAATATCGTGAATTAAATAAAAAAGCATAGAGATGGCATTTGATGTAAGCGCACTAACGAATTATGTAAGGGAAAAAGAGGGTGTATTCCTGACCTCCCTTGTTTTTAAGCCAGTAACGGCAGCCCTGATCGACGAGAAAGGTATTGTTCAGATGGGTGTGAAGTCCGCTGAGAAGATCAACATCATGGATACCGACGCAGTTTTTCTGACCGGCGGTACCTGCGGTTTTTCTCCTTCCGGTACTACCACTTTCACCAATCGTGATCTGGTTCCGGGTAAGATCAAGGTTCATGAGGCTATTTGCCCCAAAGACCTCGAGACAAAGTACACACAGAAGTTTTTGCGTAATGGATCTCAGTACACTGAGGTTGACTTTGCAGAAGACTTTGTAGGTAAGAAACTGGCCCGTATTAATGCGCAGCTTGAGACAGCCATCTGGCAGTCTGACACCGCATCTTCTAACATCAACTTGAACAAGTTCGATGGATTTTTGAAGGCAGCACGCTCAGCATCTGCGACAGTAGTGAACGCCAACGCGACAGCCTTCTACGGCACAGCGGTAACAACCGGCCTTGCAGCACTTCCTGCATCAGCGATCATCAACGTGGTGGACAGCTCATACAGAGCCATTCCGGTGGACATCATCGACAGAGATGATCTCTATACTTTCTGCGGTTGGGATTTCTTCAGGCAGTATGCAGTAGCACTGAAAAACCAGAACTACTTCGATGCAGCTTACCGTGATGGTCTTGCCGTTGGTGAGGTGTATATCCCTAACACGATTGTGAAGCTGAAAGCAGTACCTGGTCTGAACGGAACGGATGCGCTGATCACTACCTATGCAGGCAACATGGTGCTGGGTGTGGATATGATGAACGAAGAAGACAAAGTGGATTTGTTCTTTGCCAAAGAGGCTGATCAGATCAGGTTCATGGCCGAGTGGAAATATGCGGTGAACTTCGCATTCCCTCAGCACCTGGTTACTTTCTTCGCACGATAACTTAACGGGGGAGGCAACTCCCCCTTTTAAAATAATAATTGATGTGTAATTTAACACAAGGCTTTACATTATCGGGCTGCAAAGACGGCATTGGCGGTCTTTTGGAGGTGTACTTCATCGAGAGGGGTAATGTCACTTCATACGTGAAAGCCTCTGGAAATGTCACCGCGATCACCAAAGCATCTGGAAAGAGGTTTTATAAATACGAGCTGCAAAGGAACACCGCCGAATTCAAAGAGAACATTGAGGGAAATGCAGATAACGGAACGGTAACTGTTAAGCAAGAATTGTCTATTATCCTTAACCGCCTCGATGTATCTACAAGAAACGAAATTCTTTTGCTGGCTAAAAATAATCTATGGATTGCCATTAAGAATAGGAACGGACTTTTCCAGCTGATGGGCGAGCAATTAGGTGCTGATCTCACTGCCGGTGAGAGCGGACCCGGTAAGGCAGGCACAGACAGGAGCGGCCACTCACTTACTTTCAGCGCAGAGGAGCCAGAGCTGGCACCGTTCATCGGAACTGCGGCAGCAGCAGCACTCACAACACCAGGGTAGTTTTGATTTGACATATTAGTTTGAGTTTTCCCCGGCCCTGTAAGGTCGGGGTTTTTGTTTTCAGCCGATTGCGGTAATCTGCTATTTAGTTTTGTGGTGACCATTAACAAAAGCACGGCAACGAATATTTACCTCACGCTCACCGAGCGCACGACGATCTCGTCTCCCAATTATTTGTTTATCGCCAAGCATCGAGGAACGAATGAGAGTGTGGCATTTGTGCTGCCCGCCAACACATCGCTTTACCCGGATCGGTATGATAAGTTCGAGATTTCTCAATTTGCAAATAGCGAGCTGGGCTTTTGGGATTACACGGTCTATCAGCAGGCATCTGCCAGCAATACGGACCCGCTACTGGCCACCGAGATAGAGCGCGGATATATGCAGCTAATTGCTGCGCAACAATACACCACGTCGCAATATGCGGGGGTGAATAATCAATACAAAGTTTACAATGGGTGATTTCATACAAACGGGGGAGAGCAGCTCCATGATCGTGCTGCGCATGGCTGAGAGCATGCAGCCGGAATTCCAGCAGTTCCGCAATAAAGACTGGATGTCTTATGGCATCAGAGATACATACCCGGATTATGTGATCGATCTCTTTAAAAAGAGCGCAAAGCACGCTGCCATTGTGCGCAGCAAGGTGAATTATATCTGTGGTGAGGGATGGAAAAAAGCGGATAGCGAGTTCAACCCGGTGGTGAATTCATTCGGAGAGACACTGAAAGATGTGTCCAAGAAGTGCATCATGGATATGGAGCTGCACGGCGGTTTCTATCTCGAGCGCATCGCTACAAAGGGCGGCGGTAGCGAGTTGCATCACATTGACTACCGGAAGTACCGGAGCAATGCAGATAACACTACGTTCTATTTCCAGAAGGACGGCAAATTTCAGTACAATAAGACCAAGCCGGTACCGGTTCCTGCCTTTGATCCTAAAAAGAATCAGCCTAAGAGTGTTATTTATTTTAAGCAATACTCCCCAGGCATCGACACGTACACCGTGCCGCCATATCTGGCAGCCACCAATTACATAGAGGCTGACATTGAGGTATCGAGGCATACGCTGGGTAATGCGCAGTGCGGATTCACGCCGAGCAAGATGATTACGCTGCCCAATGGCGAGCCAAGTGAGGAGCAGAAGCGGATCATTGAGAAGAAATTCAGAGAGAAGTTCACGGGAAGTGACGGGCAGAAGTTCATCATATCATTTGTAACGGGCGCGGATAAGAAGCCGATCATTGACGATCTCGGTGCCAGCGACCTGACAAAAGAGGATTTCACGATTATAGATAACCTAATCAGCCAGAACATATTTGTGGCCCATCAGATCACCTCTCCCATGTTATTCGGGGTAAGGGTAGAGGGGCAGCTGGGCGGGCGCAATGAGATGCGCGAAGCATTTGAGATTTTTCAAAATACGTACATAACGGCACGCCAGCAGGAGGTGGAGCGGGTATTCTCGGTATTACTTGGTGAGGAGTTGGAGATCAAGCCAACGGAGCCTATGGAGTTCCAATTCGGCGAGGGTATCGCGGCAAAAAATATGACGTTTAAGGAGATCCGCGATCAGCTGGACGTATCTGATTACCCGGATGATATGGATGTCGATCTGCTTAATAAAATTGATGCGATCAAGGTTATAAACCCCGCGATTGCGGACAGGATAGTGGCCAGCATGAGTGATGACGAGCTTCGGAGTATTGCCATGCTGCCACCGGCGGCACCGCAGCCTGCAGCCGTGCAGTTATCGGAGGAGGACTTTGTAGGGCTGATCGGGGAGCTAAAAGAGGATTATATCATCGTGAGCTCAAAGCCGGTGCGCTCACGTTACGAGGCTATGGAGTTTGAGATCGAGGCTTTCCAGACAGATATTGAGGTGCTGACGGCCACCGAGGAGTTGATTATTTCCTACCTGCGCAAAGATCCGAAGGTTACCCCAGAGATTATTGCGCAGCGCAGCAAGTTGTCGATAGATAGGGTGGAGGCGGTAATGAAAAGCCTTGAAAAAAGGAATTATATCACCGTAAAGGTTGAGCCGACAGGTCTCGGTGATGAAGAGGTAGTAAGCCGCGAGCCTGTGAAGGGCATACCCACCGGAGGCAATAAGAAGGAGATCGGTATCAAGTATAGCTATGAGGTGCGCCCGGATGTGCCGCCGGCTAAGGGCGGATCGAGGCCTTTCTGCAAGCTACTTATGGAAAAGAACAGGCTGTATTCAAGGCGAGATATCGAGAAGATCTCACAGATGACGGGGTACGACGTATGGACACATAAGGGCGGGTGGTACCATAATCCGAACACCGGAAAGAATGAAGATGAATGCCGGCATCAGTGGATGAGTCACATAACAATTAGAGCGAAATGAGCCAAAATATATTATTGTTGTCCGAGATCAAGCTGCGCGAGCGGGCCAACATAGACCCTAACGTGGATTCCAAGTTGATTGTCAACACGATCAAGTGGTGTCAGGATGTCTATGTCGAGCCCGTCATGGGAACGACCCTTTACGAAAAGATATTGGCCGACATCAATGCCAATGCGCTGGGCGGTAATTACAAGATATTGGTAGACAGGTATATCACCGATATGTTGCTATGGTTCGTGATGAGCGAGATACCAATGGCTATATCATACCGGGTGACGAACAAGGCCGTGCTAACGGGTACTGCCGAGAACACACAGACTGCCTCAATGGCTGATCTGGTGGACATCATCCCGTACTACAAAAAGAAAGGTGAGTACTATGAGCAGCGGGCTATCCAGTACCTAAAAGAAAAGTTTGTATTGTTTCCTGAATACACAAATTATGGGCCGGGTCTTGACGTGATTAGGCCAAAGCGACTGGGGTACTCTTGCTCAATTCCGCTCAACGTGCCTAACCCGCCTATGCTTACCATCCCGGAGAGATATCAGGGCAATGGCTTTTTGTACGACAATGAAGATTAAACGAAAAAGATGAGTTCTAAAAAGAACCAGAAAAAATTACTGAAGTACGTAAAGAAATTAGATGACACTAAACAAAGTACTGGACCGGGTAAAGCTGATAGCGGAAAGCCACAACATGGTGAATTATTACTTTTTTGGCGATCCCTCAGATTTTCTAAGCCAAAATGAGACGGTACGCCATACCTCGGTACTATGCACGCTGTCATCAGCCAGGTTTGACGGTGACCGGGAAAGCCAGACCGTCATTGGCCTGACTATATCCGTCATGGACTGGGCATCGGGTGATAACCACCAAGATATTTGGTCAGATACCCTGCAGATCGCGCACGACCTACTGGCGGCTCTCAAAGACGAATATGCTAATGATTTCACAGTGGACACCGGCATTGATCTGGAACCGTTCTCAGACCGCTTTCAGGACGTGCTGGTAGGCTGGACGATGAACGTCAGCGTAACATTTGACTCACCCTTAAACACATGTGCGATCCCATGAGCTGCGCCTTAACGACAGGTTATAACATAGGCTGCGCCGCTACGGCAGGCATCAGACAAATTTTCATTGCCGGTTATGATGATGTGCTGACCATTGTCAGGAGTGGCAATATTGTGGCCAGCATCACCATGAAGTCCGGCAAGAAGTTTTACAGATACCAGGTACGCGCGGCATCATTCACTGAAAGCCATGAGGTCAAAGAAAATGGGCAGATCGTCAATAGCCAGACGGCATCATTCGCGGTTAATAGCCTCACATCGGTCATGCGCGCTGAAATATCGCGCATGGCAAAGCTGCCGCTTCTGCTAATTATACAAGATAGGGTGGGTGTGTACTGGTTAATGGGGGAGTTGTACGGCGGCCGGTTAATAAAGATTGAGAGTGGGCTCGGCAGTACGGGCAGTGATCGCAGGGGTATGGTCCTTTCGTTTTCGAGTGAGCAGTTATCATTCGCGCCAATAGTGGCCAGTGTGGCGGGTATCACGGAGGCAGAGATTGGAGATGCTTGTGTGTTTGTTGATAGTGATGGCATTGCCTTCTCAGATAGTGATGACATTGATATGGTAGACGGTGAATGTGGCGGCGGTGATTTCTTAAAATCAGATTTTAGTTCAATAGATTTTTTATAACATGGGAAAAAAATTCAATGATCCATCAGTAGCAGCCGGCACACCCGGGGCGGCCTCACGGATACCTTTTTTTGATGGCACAACGGGTGAGTTGAGCTATATCACACTGGCCAATTTACAAGCACTCTCAGGCTGGTCTGGCGGTGGCGGTGGCCTTACAACCATTGCTACTCCAACACTAACAGCAACGGTCATTAGTGCTACGCAGATTGACCTATCCTGGACAAACGTGGCGAATGAAAGCTCTTATAAATTGGAGTGGAGTGCTAACGGTACAACGGGTTGGACGCAGATAGGCGGAACGATTGCTGCCAATACAACAACCTTTTCACATACAGGTCTGACGGCATCAACGGCTTATTATTATCGTGTATCTGCAATTGGTGACGGTGTGACTTATGCAACGAGTGGATTCGGTACGGCCAATGGAACGACAAGTGCAGCGGGTGCAAGCCTTGAAGATTTAGTTCTAAATACTTCTAATGGGCTTAGCGTGTCAGGCACAACATGGACGGGTTCTTTAACTGGAGGCGGAGGTTGGGAAGGCAACTTTGGAATTGCTACAAAGAAAATTGCAACAAGTACCGATGGATATTTCCGACTTCGCATAACAGCAACAGATAGCGAGCCCGCGTTGGGGATTCAAGATGCAAATGCAAATAATAAATGGAACGGTGCGGATCCTTGGAATATTGGATTTTTTTGCGCAGCAGGCGTTCTTTATTACTGGAACGGCAGCTTAGTTGACACGACCGTTGGGTATAGTAACGGTGATTACATCAGAATTATAAGAACTTCTGGAACTTGGAAATTACAAAAGTCAGCGGATGCAATAAGCTGGACAGATGCGCATACATTCAGTGAAACACTAACAGGTGATGCATGGGCAGTACTTTCCCCAAAAAATGATAGCAATCTATCTAAAATATACGAACCAAAGGGGTTCAACATAGTCTAATGGATAGGAGAGCCTTTATAGGAGCTTTAGCATTAACAAGTTGTCAAAAAATGAGTTTAAAATTATTTCATATTCAAAATAAATCAGCCGGGGGCAATGATTTTTCCAATTCTAATATCGTTGCTTACGGAAATTCATTGACCTACGGAGATCAATCTTCAAACCCTGCAACAAAAAGCTATCCTGCTATCTTAAAAACACTTTCACCATTCAATGTGGCGGGATGTACAATTATAAATACTGGTGTATCTGGACGAACTACGCAGCAACTGATAACAAATCAGGCAAGTGTTGTAAATACTCTTTTTGCACCTGGTAAGAGAAATATAGTCTTAGTATTTGAGATGATAAATGACCTCTATAATAACTGTTTAACTGGAGCAGCAGCTGAAGCTAACATGGCAACGCTTTGCACTAACCTTAAGGCTTCGGGGTGGGAAGTATGGGTAGGCGGTACAACGGTTAGGCAGGTGTCTATTGCTCCAGGTGACATTTGCGGATCAACGGGTGCAAACCTTGAAAGCAGAAGCGACACGGCAAACGGATTAGTCGCAGCGAATTGGACAACCTACGCTGACGGTTACGTTGATTTAAGGAGCGATGCAACGCTCAATGGAAACCCTACCTACATGGCTGATAACATTCACTTTAACGATGCGGGTTATGATAGGTTGGCACAGATATTCAAAAACTATTTAACAGCTTAAAATGGCATACAAATCGAGGGCAACATATAAAAGCGAAACAGCGGCTAAATTCACATCCGGATCTGATCAATGGACGGGTCAAGAGGTGGAGGATATGGGTATTGATGTTGGTGATAGTGCTGCATGGGAAGACCGCAAATTCAACATGACAACAAATACTTATGACTGTGCCAACGGGAATTTGCAGGAGCGTACATTAGCAAGTAACGGCACATTAGCTATCACAGGAGCAGAAGCAGGAAAATATTACACTTTAATCAAAAAGGGTGCTTTCACACTAACATTGCCTACATCTGAATTTTCGGCAAGTGGATCAGTAACCGGAACGGGAACTACCGTCATCACTTTTCTATTTGACGGCACGGATTATTATTTCAATTTTTCAACATATTCAGCAACTTAAAAAAAGTTTTATGAAAAAAAGTAACAACGGGGCAAGCCCCATCGTCCTGATCATTACTGCCTTAATTATTGGCGTTATGGCTTTTACAACTTTTGATCCATTTTATGCATTTGGTCGTGCGCCAATAGGCAATAAGATTGCGGGTTGGTTATGCCTTTTAGGTGCGGCAGGGTTTTTAGTTGCAAGTGCGAAAGATTTGATTTTCCCTAACATGGAGAATGATAAAAGGGCGAATTGGCTAAAGATTGCAATTACCGCTGCTTTGATCGTTGCGGCATTGCTGATCCTGGGTGTGTTTCATAGCGGACCACTTGGAACCACTACAAACCCGATCAATTGAACTACAAAGTCAAAGCATCTGAACACCGCTTCAAGCCACGCAGCTTGGGGCTGGTGTTTTCAAAATCTGTCAGTAAGCAGATATGCTTTGACTATTCGTGTAAGTACGATTTGAAGACCAGTGATCAGATGGATTTAAACAAGCTGTTTGGGGT